ATATCCTATATAATCCCATTGACATAGTTTGTCAAGTGCTATATAAAATAAATATGCAAATAAATAAAATAACCAAAGGAAAGCAAATGCCAGAAAAAAGACTGACACTAAACACAGAAAAAAGAAAATCTATTGAGGGTGTATTTCAAACACACTTTGAACTTAACAGTCCAAAGAAACAAGCACACACTCAAGCAATAGAAGAATATAACAATGTAAGAACTGTTGCTAAATCACTTGCTAACAAAGTTGTTAGACAACATCAACCACAAGAAGATGTTGATACGATTGCAAGAATGAGATTAAAGTATAGTTCAAGTGGTGGAGAATTATATGAGGATAATTGTTTTTACTTTACTGCACCACCTAGAAACGAAACAAATGATGAGGGTAGAACTAGAGAAATCATAGACGAAACCCACGTCAAGTTTGAGTTAGGCAAAAACTTTGCAAGGTCTTATTATAGAGATGAGATTAAAGCTAAAGGACTTAACCCAGACTTTCATGTTGCAATCAAAGAGAACTACGACAAACGTAGTCCAAGTTATTATACTATGGAAAGTCAAGTCAATAAGTTCTTAGGACATGAAACAAGTAGCAATGATAATAAAACTGAAAGAAGTATCAAGCAACAATGGGATACCGATTTCAAACTGACTACTATTGGTTCATCTTATTGTCATAGTAGAATGTTTGCAGTAGACCAAGACACTTACCAAATGTTTCAAACTTATGTCACAGCACAAGAAACTGTTGAGAGAACACACGAGGAATTGTTTGAACACATTGAGGGCAAGATGTCTAAATTAAGATTAGGTTTAAAATCTTACAGATACTTTGACCAAGCTAAAGACTTAGCTGACAAATTAGGTGTTGCACTTAATGAGGGCATACTGAACGAAAGTTCATCTATGGCTTTGTCTGTTTATAGTCCGACAAATCTAGCTGATCTTTTAACAGATACAGTAGAGCAAACGAGAGAGGAAAAAATAGCTATTGCTAGAGCAGTAATGCAACAAGCAACAGTAAATTAAGCTATTGACATGGGGTATTATATAGGATATAATACCCTATAACAAACATACAGGAGAAATAAATGTTCACACAATTAGAAAACTTAAACAAACAAATAAGAATATCAGATGTCATTAGTGTACTAGTGGCTCAATCAACTCAATTAATTGAGATTGTAAATAAGAACCAAAAAGAAATAAACAGACTAAAAGAGGAACAAGAACAACTAAAAGTGCATACTGATAATGCAACAGATAGTATAGCAAGTTAAGGGTTGACAACCTATCCTACCTAGTGTAGGATAGGGAATACAGAAACAAACATACAGGAGAAAAAACATGGAACTAAACAAACAATTCAAGATTACTTACTACGCAAAAAAACATGGTAAGCACATCACAAGAAATGCAACATGGACTGACCAATGTAGATATTGGACTAGTAAGATTGGAGATAGTTTAATGACATACTTTGACATGGACAAACAAGAATACAGAACTGCCAAAAAAACATGGACAGTAACTAACACAGAAACGAGGTACTAATGACAGAACAATTAATATATGAACTATCATTCTTTGGAATGATAGTTATCCTAATAGGATTAAGATTATGGGGAGATAACAAATGACACAATTAAATGATGAACATCTGGAACTACACAGCCAGAACAAAGCAGAGAGATACGAGCGACAGAAGATCAAGTTCCTAGAAGATAGAATAACAACACTAGAGAAAGCATTGGAAAGCCATACCAAAATCTTGGCAAGGTTTCAAATGACCGAGGACAAATCATGAGTAGCTTTAATTGGTGCCATGGACCAAGTTGCCACAAATCACACACGCAAGATAGGATAAGAGGTGTCAAGGGTAGCAAGGTCCTAAGGACTAAGAAAGTACAACAACATGAAACAAGTCGTTGGTATAGTGCAAATAGTTTTATGAACTATTTTTGTAGTCAAGGTTGTTACAATGACTTTGCGAATACACATATACAACAGATAGTGGCTATTGCACCAAGGACCGAGGCTCTTGAAACACCGATAGATGTTCAACAGATAAAACACCCAGAACATTACAACGGTCACTATACACAAACAGCATGGACCGAAACAAAGATAGTAACAGTTGACAATGGCTGAGGGATAGTGTAGGATATAGATATATTAATCAATACAGGAGAAATACACATGACAACACAACCCAATGCAACATACTGGTGGAACCTACCAATCGATGAACTAGAACAGATGGCAGATGATAAGGGCAACATTAAACTAAGTAAGTCGCCAACAATGATCAAGGCTACTAACCCTTACTCTAATCAGTCAACGATGTTAACACCAACAGAACACAAGTTATACATTGAGATCAAGCAAGCAGAGTTCGATGAAGATTACACTGCAATGCAAAAGAAATTGTCTAAGTTCAGTAGACTGAATGCAGCAGCATTCATGGTACTACTAGACTAACCGAGTACCAAACTGTGTGGTCCTGTAGGACCACACTCACACACTCACAGGTTGTGCGGCCGCGCTCGCATTCAATAGAGGTACCAGACCCAATCTCAACGTAGCATAGACCATCGACCCCCTATACCCCTTATCTATAAAAGGGGTCCCAATACTTAGTATATATTGCTTGTTTTAGACAGATAAGGCTGTTAAATTCGTTATGAACATCTAATTGATGCAAAAAAAATTATAAAAAATTTTTATGGATATAATAAACCAAGTAGACATTAGTAAATTACCGGCTGATGTAAGAAAAGAATTTAAAACGTTGCAGGTAATGCACGCAGAAAAAAAAATTAGAAACAAAGCTAGAGAAGACTTCATGTCTTTTGTTAAATGCGTATGGCCCGAGTTTGTTGAAGGGTCTCACCACAGACACATAGCTAAAAAATTTAATGACCTTGCAAGTGGTAAAATAAATAGACTAATTATAAACATGCCGCCTAGGCATACTAAGTCTGAGTTTGCATCATTTCTATTACCCGCTTGGATGGTGGGCCGTAATCCAAAGTTAAAGATAATCCAAGCTACTCACACAGGTGAGCTTGCTGTTCGTTTTGGTCGTAAGGCTAAGACTCTAATTGATAGTGATGAATACCATAAGATATTTGAAACAAGATTAAGAGAAGACAGTCAAGCCGCTGGGAGGTGGGAAACAGCACAAGGCGGCGAATATTTCGCTGCAGGTGTCGGTGGAGCAATTACTGGACGGGGTGCTGACTTATTAATAATTGATGATCCGCATTCGGAACAGGATGCGATGTCTGCGACCGCGATGGAGTCTGCTTACGAGTGGTACACATCCGGTCCACGTCAACGTTTACAACCTGGTGGAAAAATAATTGTGGTAATGACACGTTGGTCTACTAAAGACTTAACAGGTAAATTACTTGCTCACCAAAAAGAAGCAAAGTCAGACAAGTGGGACGTGGTCGAATTTCCAGCGCTCTTGGATACCGGAACAAAAAAAGAAAGACCCGTGTGGCCTGAGTATTGGAAGATGTCAGAATTAGAAATTGTTAAAGCTACACTACCGGTTGGTAAATGGAACGCACAATGGATGCAACAACCTACATCTGAAGAAGGTGCAATTATTAAACGTGAATGGTGGCGTAGATGGAAACATGATTGGATACCCGATTTACACCATGTCATACAATCTTATGATACAGCATTTCTTAAAAAGGAGACTGCTGACTTTAGTGCTATAACTACATGGGGTGTATTCTATCCAGATAACGATTCTGGGCCAAATTTAATGCTATTAGACTCTGTTAAACAACGATTAGAGTTTCCAGAACTAAGACGTAAAGCTCTTGAGCAATATAAGTATTGGAACCCTGAGACGGTAATTATAGAAGGAAAAGCCTCTGGGATGCCTTTGACCTATGAATTAAGACAGATGAATATTCCAGTTGTTAACTTTACACCGAGCCGAGGAAATGATAAGCATGCAAGAGTAAATACATGTGCACCATTATTTGAGTCTGGAATGATCTGGGCTCCTGAACAAAATTTTGCAGATGAAGTTATAGAAGAATGCGCAGCATTCCCACATGGCGATCATGATGACTTAGTTGATAGTACAACCCAAGCTGTTATGCGATTCAGACAAGGCGGCTTTGTCCAACACCCTGAAGATTATGTAGACGAAGAACCCACAGAGCATAAAGAAAAGGTATATTATTAAATGGACGAAATCATAAGAATGTTATTGAGTATGGGTAAAACCAAAGAAGAGATTGCTGAATTTGTAGGTAAAGAAATGCCTGCAGGTGGCGTGGATAACGTTGCATCAAATGTTTTAAAACCTATAACTAGAAAAGTTGCAGGTGATTTCCCGCTTATTGGATCACGGATCACGGACCCTACACAAGCAGGACAATTTGGTAAATACAATATTCAAGCATTAGACCCTACAGATAGATATTCATTAATTAGACAATCTTTTGAAGATCAAAAACTTAACTGGCAAAAAACTTTAGAATTTATTAGAGAAGGTGGTTACAGTTTAAGTGCTTTACAAAAACAAAATTTAAATTTTAATCTAGGTGTATTACAAAAATCAAAAGTTGTTATAAAAGATTTAACCAAAGGTTTAACAAACGAAGGACAAAACGTAGAAGAAATTTATCAAGCGTTTGTTAAAAACAAAAGATTCTTAGGTAATGAAAAAACAGGATTAAGTGGTGAAGCTAATGAGATTTTAGATTTTATAGAAAAAGCTAGAGGTAAAGGAGATGACCTTACAAAAACTACAAAAAGCCAAGAACAAATTTTAAAAGATCAAAAAGCTGCAAATGATGAAAGAATGAAAAGATTATATGAAGGCAGAGCTTAT